GACGCTACGCCAAGGGAGGAAGGAATATGGACAAGATTTCCGCAGAGACCCCAAAAAGCCCAGTATACTCCCGTTTCTAGCCCATTTATCCCCCCATACTCCCTTCCCATACCCTCCTACCCTACTAAGGGCGACAGAATCAGTTTCAGTTTCACCCCTAAGAAAGGGGGTGAAACGAAACTCATTTCTTTTCATGGAGGAAACCAGTTTCAAATCAAGAAACTGGGAATGAAACTGCCTCCGTTGTTGTTGAACTAAGTACACAGCCCGAACCATGGGCTCGACTGAGGAGAGACAGAATGGACGTCTACGACTATACCGACATCAAAGCCGACGCTGAGTACTACCAGGGTCAGGCACACTACCACTACAGCAAGGGCCACTGGGCTGAGGCTCGTACGGCCGCGTTGATCGCCGCGAACCTTATGCTCCTGTGGGTGAACCGCCCATGAGTGTGAACGACTCTAGTTGGTTCACAGAAGCTGAGCTACACGACGTGGAGCCGCCGCCGTTCTTGATCGACGGGGTAATCCCCCTGCGGTCTGTGAACATGTTCTTCGGTGAGTTCAACATTGGCAAGACGTTCATTGCCATGGACATGGCCGCGCACGTCTCTATAGGGAAGCCGTGGATCGGCAAGGACACCATGGAGGGCGACGTCTTGTACATCGCCTCCGAGGGTGACCCAGGTAACATGGGCGTGCGCATGGAGGCGTGGCGCGAGTCACAGCAGATTGAGTTTCCTGTGCCCATGTTATTCTATACGGACGTGGTCTCGCTCATCAAGGACGCTGAAGAGTTGATTGCTGGCTCCGTCGCTCGTGGCCTTCGGCCACGGCTTGTGGTCGTTGATACCTTGGCCATGGCGTTGGACGACAACGAGAATGACAACCAGGTGATGAACGACCTCATCAAGAAGCTTCGTAGCCTACAGGAGTACGAGGTTGACGGCGAGGTCTTTGAGATCGCTTGGCTGCTGGTTCACCACACCGGCTGGGAGAAGGGCCGCCCCCGCGGCGGTAGCTCCATGCCTGCTGGCCTGGACTACATCCTTGGACTGGAGGGGCTCACAGAGAACACTGTGAAGCTGTTCCACTACAAGGCCAAGAACTCGGCCAAGTTCAACCCTATGGTCTTCGAGACTGTCGAGTACGCTGACTCTGTCGTGTACGCGTACGTGCCCGAAGAGAGGGCGGCGAAGTTGCGCAAGTCCACAGGGGACTCAACTGCTGCCGGTGCTCACCGTGAGTTCGAGGAGTGGCTGGATAACTGGCCCGACGACGTTCCATTTTCACGTAGCACCTACTCGGATGCTCTCAAGAAGATGAAGTACAAGGTCGACAAGAAGGCTGTCTCCGCAGCGTTCAGCACGTTCAACGATTTGATCGAGCTCGACTACAAGAAAGGTAATGAGGAATTCTTCCTCAAGGCAGGACACAAATGAACGGACTAATCACAAGAGACGTAAAAGACTACGACCCGACGAACTCACGATCTGCAATACTGGGTGGTAACACCATCCTGGTGAAGTGGTCGGACATCGAGCCCACAGAGGGACAGATCGACCCAAACTTCCTGGAGCATGTAAGGAGCTTCGGCACCGGCATCAACCTGCGCATTCTGGGTGGTGCCAGCGCCCCAACCTGGCTGAACGTACCCACGTTCACCTATAACGAGGGCGTCTCCGGCAGAGCTTATGACATGCCATACTGGTGGACCGAGCGTTATATGTCAGCGTGGGAGGTTCTGAACCTACGGCTGGAAAACATGCTGGGCGTCTGGGTAGACACCATCCATCTTACGGGCGGGGGCACGCTATACGCGGAGCCATTCATCCGTTCGGTGTGGGCCAACAGGGACACCCTGCCCATCGGCATTGAGGAAGACCAAGCGGCGTTACTGCGGATGCACAAGCAACAGACGGAAGCGTGGCCATACGGCTACACGGCACTCTCTGTGCACCCATGGCAGGGCCTGTCTGCTACAGGCACGCCCATATCCAGCTTACCTCTGGCTGTGGAGCACGCCTTAGCTGTGAAGCCCACATACGTGGGGGCACACAACCTGAGAGAGAACCCCACAGCAGCGATGCTCGCTCAGTGGGATGCCATCAAGGAGCTGCCTTTCAAGGCGTACTTCCAGACGGCCAACCCCACGAAGATTGATAACTGGGTCAAGGCCCTGGATCGAGGCATGGCGTACGAGCCAGTGTTCATTGAGCTCAATCGTGACCTCAAGACATACTCAGTTGAGGCCATGGTTGACTTCATTCATCAGATGAAGAAGTGGGAATAAAATGGAGCTCACAGGCGTTGTACCTGATAACGGAATCAAAGTTACCCTGGAGGACATTATCAACTACGAGAACCACCCCGTCCACGGCGTGTTGTCGGATATGGCGGCGCTCGTAGCGAGCAAGGCCTCCGACTATGCTGACGACGAGAACGTATATTCAAACTTTGAGGGGGCCGCCCGCATTGCGGGTGTCTCCGTCGATGTCGTCTTCAATGTGATGATCGGCATCAAGATGGAGCGGCTACGGCAGCTCATGAGCGGCAAGAGCCCGAACCACGAAAGCTTGGAGGACACGCTGATGGACGCAGCGAATTACCTGGCTTTGTGGCAAGGGTACCGCCGCCAACAGGCGGACAAGCTCATGACCCGAGTGACCCAGTCACTTGGTAACCCCTCCACCTACACGGAATACGAATATGAGCTTGACAAACTAGAAGGAGCGTGATATCATGGATTTTGTATATTCAGTCGATCCCGACATCGTGATTACGGAAGTAGAGGATGATGAGTCTGAACTCTCCATCTTTTACATCTTCCACGAAGGACTACAGATGGCTATCGCCTACGACGTAGCCGAAGCCAGAGAAGCAGCCGCAGAGGTCTACGCCGCGATTACGGGCGAGGACCAGGAAGAGGAACCCTACTGACTGTGACCAAGAAGACAAAGACCTCTCGGTCTGGAAAGATCAAGGCCCAAACCTTCAAAGTTGTTAGAGATTTACCCGATGTCTATCTGCCTCCACCGCCCGCATCCAAAGGCACAGCTGCCTGGAAGGTGTGGGCGAAGGAGTCATTTCTAGAGCTCCTCCGACAAGGCTTCTCCATCCAGGGGGCCGTCGATTTCCTCGGCGTGTCTCGTGGGTGGTGGGAGAAGAACGGGGACCGAGACCCTGAGTGGAAGGAGCTGGCACAGGCCATCCGTCAGGGCGATGACCCTGCCCTGGACGAGAACAACCGCGACTGGCCGGACATCTCTTGGATGTCGTACAGCCAGTTCTCGGAAGAGTATCTCGGCCTGAAGGTGTTCCCCCACCAGCAGGGCATCGTGGATGCACTTGAAGATACAAACGTGAACAAAGTGATCGTCAACGGATTCCCTGAGTCAGGGAAGAGTACGCATGTCAGTCTGGGCTACGTGCTGTACAAGCTCTGCCTCAACCCTGATACCCGTGTGGCCATCGTATCGAAGAGCACCTCCAAAGCCCAGGATATTCTCCGACGAGTCAAGAGGTACATGACCGAGGAGCACCTCTATGACAATACCAAACGGAACCTTATCCAGGACTTCAAAGGTTTCAAACCGGACTCTCATTCTAGTCACCGATGGGACGCTGAGCAGATTACTATCCGTCAGAGACGATCTGGTGAACGAGACCCTTCTATCCAGGCTCTCGGTATTGGCGCGCAAATCTACGGGTCACGACTTGACCTTCTCCTACTGGACGACGCCCTGACCCTAGAGAACCAGATGACGGAGAACCGTCGCAACAACCTCGACTCCTGGTTCCTCCAGGAAGCATCCTCCCGCGCACACAAGGGAGAGATCGTTGTCGTTGGTACTCGTGTGCACCCACAGGACAACTTCCGCTCGTGGAAGGAAGCCTGGGCAGAGGACCCACACGCAGCCTTCGTGGACATCCCCGCCATCGTTGGCGAGGGTGACGAAGAGGAGTCCACCTGGCCGGACTACTGGCCGCTCGACGGCAAGATGATTACCGACGAGTTCAACAACCGCGAGTACTACCAGAAGGGCATGCGCGACATCCGCACGGAGATGGAGTCTCTGGGTGTGTGGCGCTGGCGCCTTGTATATCAGCAAGAGGATGTGGGCGACGACGCCACCATCTTCTCACAAGACATGATCGACCGAGCCCTTGAGCTTGGTGAGACACGAATGTTAGGACAGGTACACCCACATGAAATCCTCATCCTCGGAATCGACCCCGCATTATCTGGACGTGCTGCATCGTTGGTCCTTGCCTACGATCCACGAACCAGAGTGCGCACAGTCGTTGACCTCCTCGTCACAGACAAGCTTGGCGCTACCGGAATTCGCGAAAAGCTCATGTACATGTTCTGGGAAAAGTATCACCCCCAACGAACCCTCATCGAGGTAAACTATGCACCAACTCTCATGGGAGATGACGTCCTCAAGTCCAGAGCAAGAGCTGCTGGCACTGTCCTGCTGCCTCACACGACTTACGGAAGAGGACGTAAGCGAGGATCAATCAACGACGAAGAATACGGTATTGCGGCCGTGGCGCCCCTGTTCGGGGGTGGCCTGTACTGTCTACCGTCAGCTACACCGCAGGACAGAAAGAGACTCGAACCCCTTATCGCAGATATGCAAGCCTTCCCCTACTCCGACACAAAAGACGCTCTGGTAGCTCTATGGATCGCAGAGGGCGAAGTGCCCACCATCGCGGCCAAGCCGCTCGACATTGAGCAGACCATCAACTCACGTAACCTCCCCCCAGGGATCGCACGCAGATTGCGACGTGGAAGAGGGGGTTGACAAATGCTGGGAAGTGTGCTATAGTGGAGCCAATGAAAGCAACGTGGTTGGTAGTTCACCCCGAATCTATGCTTTACGCGCTTGAACTGGTAGAACAGGGTGAGCGCGCTATTGACGTTATGGAGAAGGTAGTAGACTGGGCCCACAGTAGCATGGAGGATGACGACGACGATGCCGAGTAGTAATCTAGAGACCCTAGCGACGGTCTCACCCGAAACTTCACTGTTCCAGGCGCAAGCCGTGGACCAGTCCTACTCTGGGTTTGAGGTCAAGCTGGCAGAGACTAGTGACTGGACTCGCCGTGACCTCCTGATCGAAGCCCACGCTGAGTGGAAGGACCGTGTCAAAGACATCACACGAGTCATCAACGGTGAGTGGTACCGTGTCTGGCCTGACCTGACGCGCGAGCCCCTCGCCCCGACTGTGGCCAACACCATCGAACTCGGTGTGTCACACTTTGCATCTATTGGCGGCTCCATGGTACCATCCATTCGTGTGCCCATCCCCCATATGGAAAGTGGACCCGAAGGGTATCGAGGCGCGGCGAAGCGTGAGCGTAGGCTCCGCGAGATCGAGAACGCCTCGAATATCAACAAGAAGCTAGCACAGTGGTTCGGGGACTACGCTGGTACCGGAGCCGCCGCCGCTTTCGTGTGGACCGACTTCACCAAGGACCCCGAGATGCGGAACCCAGAAATCCACCGCCTTGACCCTCGCCACTACTACCCTGTGGTCAATCCGCAGGGCGAGGTAATTGAGTGCCTTGTGGCCCGTAAGATACACTCATACGAACTCACGAGAAACCATCCTGAGATCAATGCGGAGCTGGACTCCAATTCAATCGTAGAAGAGTGGTACTGGTTCGAGAGAACCCGCTTACGCCACATGCTCGTTGACGTGTCCCCGAAGGGGCGACAGGAAAACCGAGGGTGGACTCTTGTAGACGTGGAGAACCCCATGGGCGTCGTGCCTGTGGTGGAGATTCCACGTTCATCCTTTGATGGTGAGCGCCGAGGTATGCACGACCAAACCGTGCATATCCTCCGCGTCCAGCATCATCTGATGGCCCTGACTATCGAACGTACCGAGGAAGAGACCTACCCCGCAGTTGCTGGGTACGACGTCGAAGGCCTAGACACCTTCGGCCCTGGTGCCACCCTGACCTATCGCTCAAGCGAGGGTAAGGTGGACAGGTTCAGCCCGACAAGCCATTTCGATGTCAAGGACCTTATCGCACGCCTGGAGGACCAAGCACGTACGCAGTCTGTTTACCCACAGCAGCTGATTGGTGAACCAGGAGCATCCATCGCCTCAGGCCGAGCCATCACGGCCAGCACTGGGGCCTTGGATGCGCGACTTGCCCAGACCCACCGAGACTTTGAGTGGTTCCTGGAGCGAGTATCTGGCCTCGTCTTGCGTGTAGACGAGAACTTCTGCCAAGGTTCCAAGACGATCTACGGAGACTCTCATGACAGAAAGAAGCCCGAAACCTTCAACCCCGAGCGAGATATCGCCGGAGCTTACGAGGTGGTGCGCTCTTACGGACTGGGCGCAGGATCAGACCCCACCAATAGAGAGACCAGGCTGCAACTGCACCTGTCCTCAGGACTCATCTCCAAGCTGCGAGCGAGAGACGAGCTAGACTTCCTTGAAGACTCCGAGGCCGAAGAGAAACAGGTCCAGAAGGAGCAAATGATCCTTGCTGTGTCCCAAGGTATCGTGGCGCAGGCCGCACAGGGGGGCACAGAAATCGCCCTCATGTACTTCAACCTATTGAACGACCCCGATCTCACTATGGAGGAAGTCCTTGTCAAGCTCTATGAAGAACAACAGGAGGCAGCTCAAGCCGCGGCCGCCGCTCAGCAGGGAGGAGCTGGAGGTTCTGTCGCGGGCAACGATCCCCTCCAAGCCATCTCGGCCGCCGAAGGACTCTCCCGAGGGGGGATTCCTGGCAACGCTGAGAGCCTACCTGCATCGGCAGGCCTTCCGTCTCTACCTGGAGTGTTGGGCCCTGGCGCGCCAGCTCAGGTGGCGTAGATGAAAACCGTCCATCTTTCACGCTATCTCGATACCGCTGGTAATGGGACTGGCACCAAGAACGCTGTAGGTAACTACGCTGGTGCTGTGGAAGAGTTTTACATCGAGCCTGGGGCTGGTGAGGTCTTCACTATCACTCGCATGATTGTGACCATCGAGGATACTGGTGGTGGTACTGCGCAGGAGTATGGCAACATTGGGGCAGCACTCACGAACGGCATCGAGGTCATTGTCGAGAATGAGCATGGCACGACCATCATGGACCTTACAGACGGTGTGCCTGTCAAGTCCAACGGGGACTGGGCTCGCCTGTGCTACGACGTCAACTGGCTTGACAAAGGTTCAGGCAATGACTACATCACTGTCCGGTGGACCTTCGCCAAATCAGGTAAGGATATTGTCTTGGAAGAAGGACAGCGCCTGACCGTACAGCTGAACGACAGCTTTGTTGGGCTCATTACCCACTACTTCCTGGTACAGGGGACCCAATGATCGAATTCATCGACACCGCCCTACTCCTCATCATCCTCTATCATGTGCTACCCGATATCAAAGGGAAGCTTCGCAGCCGCCTAATCAACAGGAGAAACCGTGCCCTCCGCAAGTGAAATCTCAGACAGCATCTCACCTGGTTCCACCGAGTATGGTGACCGTCAGGTCATAGAAGACAACATCCAGCAGGTCGTGCAGGCAGAGCCTGTTGGGCACGTTGCTGGTTCTAGTTCAGCTGGTGCTCAGGGCAAGCTCTCCCAGGGCTCCTTCTCTGACCTACCTGTGACTGATGGCCTCTCGCTAGGCCCAGGCGCGGGTCCACCACAGAATGCCACCATTGAAGGTGGCGCTAACATCGACAAGTTCAGGTTGATCGCGAAGAACGGCCGCAATCCTGTCATTCGCAAGATGGCCAGAGATGCCATTCGCGCACACCTTAATAGGAGCAACTAATGCCCGTACCCTTTGAATCCCACCTGGCCCCCGAGGACAGGGAGGCATATGAGACGTACGGCAATAGCGACTACCGACTAGGTGCTGAATCCGAGCCCCCCATGGCGCGTGAGGCGTTTGAGGCCAACCTCTACGGGTACCACTCGACGTCCCCCAACAAGGCTAGTGCCCTTGCTGCTGCATTTTTACAGAACGAGGGGTCGCGGGTCAACACACGCCAGTATGGCAATACGACGGATCAAGCCTACCGCCTCCCTGATGGTAGCCAGAACAAGACACTCCTCCAGCAGGATATCTTTGTGTCCAAATTGGAGAAGGTTTTCTACGAGACGGGTGGGGATATCCCCCTCTCGTGGTATGTCAACTATGCTGAGGACATTGATCTCTTCGCTGGTGTAGGTGGGGAACCTCTCCGTGAGCTGTACCGAATGACCCTAGAGCAGGAGAAGCTACGCGGCTTTGAGGGTCGCCATGCCGACCAAGCCGCACGCCGAGAGGCCTATGATGCTGGCAAGCTTGCGGAGTTCCAGGAAGAGACCCGCTCCATCATATTCGGTATGACCACCCCTAAGGGTGTCAAGGAAATGGGCCAGGAGTTTGGTGGCATTGTTGATCGGGAAGTGGGTCAGATACAGAACGTCCTGGCCCTTCCCGAGGTCAAGACAGTAACTGGTGCCGTTGCAAAGGCGTGGGGCTGGACCGTGAACGCCTTCCGAATTGCTGATGCTTGGATTGGAGAGCAGGCTTGGATTGATCCAGGTGCAAATGTAACTCAGGGAATTGCTGATGCTACCCTCGCTGCTGCCGATGTTGTTGGGGCTGATGACATCGCCCACGGCATGCTTGGTGTCACTGCCGACACCCTTGCTGAGCTCACTGAGAGGGGAGCTGGCAACCGTTGGCAGGCACGCCTACTGGCTGAGTCGAAGATCAAGGAAGACCTGGGAATGTCGCTGGAAGACTTCACCGTCCAGGCAGGCTTCGGTGACGCCATGGATTACGTGCGTCAGATGCCTGAACTGGACCCCAAGGTTTGGGAGCTATGGATGCGCGCCGCTGGAGGCGACGAAGACCTCGCTACCGACATGGCTGTGGACGAGATTCTGTTCTCCTCAGAGAACCAGGAGGCCATGAAAGAGCAGCAAGATTTCTACAACGAGCAATCAAGAGTCGTTCTCCAGGAAATGGAGGATGTAGATTTCTCAAATGCTGAGGCGATCATGAGTATCGCTGCAAGCTACGGCGAGCTCCTGGAGACTATCGCCACCGGCGTCACGCTCGCGGTCGTCAATCTGATTGAGGGTGACTCCTGGATTTTCGACCCAGAGTACTGGCAGGAGCTGAAGAACTACGAGACCCCTGCCCACGTCCTCGGACTGGAGGGCACCCTGATTGGACTGGGTGTGACCTACGGCATGACTATGGCAATGGACGCCCCCCTATTTGCAACCCGTGCCCCGCTCTCAGCAGCTGGTCGATGGGGATCACAGAACGCTGCTGACGCTTACCACCTTGCCTACAAGTCTGTGGCTGAGATATCGAAGCACGATGAAGTACTCATGCTTGGGGGCCGGTCGGCTGGCGGGTCTCTGGGTGGCTCTATTGCCATGGATGTACTTGAACAAACGGGCACCATTGAGAAGATGGCAAATGCCATCCTTGGTGAAGCCAGGGATTTGCCCACTTATGTGATGCACTTCTCGAAGCCTCAGTTGGCCAATGCCTACAACCATATCTCCATGGCAGCCTTCGCCCCGTTTGCAGATGACGTCGCCAAGGTGACTGACGAAGCCATTGAGGCTGCTGGTGCACGTATTGCTAAGCGCGGTATGGAGCCCCTTGAAATCACGGTCAACCCATCCTCAGCACGTCAGACCCTGTCTGAGAATCACCTCGCAGAACTTGCCTTCCTTCAACGGGAGGGGCACAAGCTCGTTCCCTCTACCGTACGGCTGGACGTCAAGACGGGGCTCACTCCGTCACGACGACTGACAGGCTTCGCTGATGAAGAGGCCGACGTCATCTACAAGATCGCGGAAGGCAAGGTCCTCAAGAGGAATCCTGAAGCCGTCACCGTCAAGGGTGCTGACAAGGTTGAAGCTGACGAGCTCCTCGGCACACGCCTTCCACGGATTCTTGATGACGCGGAAACTGTGCAAACCCCCGCCGCCACTGTCACAGTGAAAGAGGGTGGGACCGACGTGACCTATCAACTCAAGCGCACAGAGCTAGAGCTGGGCGGAGTTGCTTACTCAGTGAGGACATCGGAAGGTAAGGTTGTGGCCGGTGTTATCGGTCGTGCAGGTAAGTCCCTAGAGGGAGACTTGGCTATGGCTACTACGCTTGGCCGCGGTTCAATGGAACAGATTTGGGATGTTGCACGCATTCAATTTGACGACCACTTCATTCTCCAGTCGGGTAACTCCTCCTCCATGTCCTCTCAGGCCGCAAGGTTCTCGGAGAAGTATGCCAAGAAGCTCATTGACGACAAGGTCAATGATGCCGTCCGCTTCAATGCTGACGAGGCCATGCCTCCTGCCCAATGGGCCGATGGTGTGACCGCTGACAGCGTAGGTGCCGTCGATGTAGACGGAGCAATTCACGTACAGCCACGCAGGATCATGCCCGATGACCTCACGTACGGGGAGATGGATCGTGAGTACATTGCGGACCTTTTCCACGGACACTACCTTGACGGTGGTGATGCCCTGAGTGCAAATCAGACGACCCTGGCTGTGATGGCCTCCCGCCAGTTTGGTGAGATCATGCGTATGCAGCCGAGCAAGGCTGTGCAGCACACGCGCCACCTCTTCAACCAGATCAATGCCAACACCCTATTCAACTACCACGGCCCTACTGGCACACAGCACATCAGCCAAGCTGGGACACGTATGTTCGCAGCGGTAGATGACTTGGATGGTGTGGTGGTGTACAAACGCCGAATCATGCAATTCCATGCCGACCGTGGCCGCCTCCAGTCTGAGGCCGCAGACCTTGCTCTTGAGATGAGAACCTTGGACAACCAGCAGGGCATACTTAGGCGTACTTATGGAGTGGACAGCATAGTGGACGATGGAGCTGCTACCGCAGGCGTGAAGCTCACCTTTGAAGAGACAGGCACCATTAAGGGAGCCCGCGAACTGTACGTCAAGAATCGTAAGCGAATGGATGCAATCAAGGTCGAGATGAAAACGAACCAGACCCAGGGTATGGACTTTGGTGAGCTGACGAGCATCCTCAAGGATATGTGGGACGACTTCAACCGCACACACATTGCCACCCACCCAGAGTGGAAGAAGATTCCTGGTGCAATTGATCCTGATACTGGGCTTGTCAGGTATGAGCTCCTCATGTCGCGTCAGACCAAGCAGGCAACCGAGTATGAGGCTATCCTTGCTCGCGCGCATAAGGAAGGTATCTCTCTAGAAGACGCCGCCAAGAAGGAAGTAGGTGTTGTGCCTCAGAGCATCATCGCGACCAGCGGAGTAATTGATGACACGCTTGGTATCACAGTTGATGACTTCCTCCGACAGACGCATGACGTCCTCAAACATAAGAGCTCCTGGCTCGCCCCCGCCTCTCCTCTGGAGATGATGACGGCAGCCACGGGTGGACCGGATGCCCTGAAGCGTGTGGTGGCCAAGATTGCCACTGACAACATCGCTGAGGTCGTACACAATCTCCACCTCGCGTGGGTCCTGGACAAGGTGTTCACCCCACGGACGGGTATCGTTGTGTCCATGGATGAGCTCATCTCCTACTTGCATGCCGGTGGTGGTCGTACGATCTTCACCTTCATGGAAGACCAGGTTTCTAAGAAGCTGATAAGGCTCGCGCGACTCAAGAAGAGTGGGTCCTGGGCCAAGATGCCAGCGCGCACTCAGCGGCGCCTCACTGAGCTCGAAGAGTACCCCATCTATCTACAGCAGCAGGAGCGAGCATGGCTCGAAACGCAGGGTGTGGGTCTTGACGAGGTCACTTTCAAGAAGAACAAGTTCGGCGGCAATGATGACTACTACAACGCCGCACAGCGGCAGGCCCAGGGCTTCATGTCCAACGAGGGCTTCGTCGCCCACCTCAAGGGTGCTGAAGCATTCGATGACTGGTTCATGCTGGAGCAGACCGCAGCGTCCGCTCGTGACCTCCAGTTCTTCGACGTAGTCACGGGCAAGGTCCGTACTGGCGCGACAGCTGAGCAGGTCCGCTCGGGCTATGAGGCCATGTGGCAGCTCGCCACTGCGGAGCTCGATGATGCCGCCACAGCAGCGGCCAAGAAGGTTTGGCTTGAGGGAGCGGAGACGGCAGCAGTGAAGGGCAGCACCAAGGCTGGCCCTACGGTCCTTCCACCCTGGGTTCTCGAAGGCTTCGGTTCTGTGACCGCCAGCCAGCAAGCTAGCTCCGGTGTTGCGGGAGCCGTGGACGTTGCCACCAACGCACTGTTCACCCGCCCCCTGAACTACCGACGTGGCGCCATGGCCAGCACTGTGAGGAAGTCCGAGACTGCCCGCCTTGAGAAGCTCTTCGCTTCGCAGGGCAGGAAGATCATGGATGAGAACGAGGTGTTCGATATTCTTCGGCGCCAGTATCCAAACTCCCCCGAGGAGATGGTCCGTGCCGCAGTCCCTCAGTTCCAAGCACACCTCAAGGAAACCCAGGGTGTCGTCTCACGACGGTATGTGCAAGAGTTGGCTGAACAGAAGGTTGTGTTTGAAATTGAGCGGAGGATGTACTCCTTCACCAACGAGTCACTCGCTGGCCGCAAGGTTGTCGGACTGGCTCCGTTCGGTAAGCCCTACGCTGACATGATCGGTCGTTGGACACGCGAGCTCTTCTCCCGCCCCCAACTTCGTGGCTGGCTGAACGAGTCGAATGTCCCTGGCGTCAGCAAGGCAGCGAATGCCATGGTTGATGCCCTACCAATCAACCCACGTACGGGTGGCTTCCTGTCTCGTGTGGCGAACACAGACTTCGACCTGGACCGCATCCAAGAAGACCCAGCTGTCGGCTGGGCCGCTCAGGCTGTTGGCCTTGAGAGGATCGACGTTGGTAGGGGACTCTTCCTGTTCCAACAGGGCCAGTCCCCCATTAACGTCCTGCTACCAGGCCTAGGAGTCATCCCTGTGATGGCCCTTGAGGCTATCTTCCGATTCAACATGCCGGACCCAATCAAGGACCCTCTTGCTCATCAGCGGTACATGGACGACTGGAGCGAATGGGTTCCAAGTCTAGGTTTCCAGACGCCTCAAGGTATTGGGAACCGAGCTGCTGCAATGCTCCTGGGTGGAGGTACACTCTCTAGGAGTGTATCCATGGGTAGCTCCATGGCACAGCTTGTCACGGGAGAACAGTTTGGCTCGACCATCATGAAGCAGAGCTGGGGGCCTCGGATCGAGGCAACCAAGAACATCAAGGAAGCGCTGTCCGACCCTAACTTCTACGCAGAGCTTGCGGACCTTGATGGCGTCAGCGCAGAGCTGGGTATGACCGCCCTAATTGATGAGGAGATCGGGAAGATTCTTGAGGGTGCCGCTCGCGCTGAGGCTGTGGCCAGCCTGAAGGAAGACTTCGTAGAGCTGATGCGCCCAGTCGGCGCTGTCTTCGACTCCGCAAATGATGACCTTGGTGAGGTGTGGCTTGGCAGCATGGAGACGATGGGCATTGAGCTCCCCCCCTATATGTCCACGGACACGCCGGAGCAGGCACGTCGGGCAGCTGACTGGGTACGCAACTACTACTTTGATCTCCCTGACTGGGAGCGCGACTTGGCCGTGGCCACGAACCCCGCCATGGCTGTCAACCTTGTATCCTCCTGGAAGTGGTCGGATGCAGGACTCGAAGCACAGATTCCAGGTAACGACCTAGCGTACCGGACGGGTGGCAGCAAGACCGACCAGGCCCGTCACAACGCCTACAAGGACAACGGCTGGATTGAGCCGATGACGCCACGGAAGGTGGCCTCCAACATCATTGGCACCGTACTCCAGGCCAAAGAGCGGGCAGCGAAGGCAGCCTACACCGAGGGTGTGACCATCGCCAACAACGAGCGGTGGGACGAGATGCGTGACGCCGACAAGGCGTGGTTGGAGGCGGCAGCAGAGTCGCTGCGTGCAGACGACATCCTCCCCTTCCGCACAGGCCGAGAGCTGTGGAACAACTACCCCGACCTGAAGCGTGCCTACGATACAGAGTTCCCACCTGAAGAGGGTGAGTCTGGCTTCACCATGAAGGTCCGACCATGGAGTGCTCAGATGCCTACGACCCCAGAGGAGCTCCGCCAGGAGTTCTCTGAAGATGGTTGGGCCCTCCTAGAGATTACTCCCAAGCTGGAGCGGCTCCTCCCGATCATCGGTCTGGACTACAAGCACGACCAGCCTTCGGAGACAGTCATGATGAACGAAATCTACAAGGCCACGGCCAACATGATCTCAGAGACCAGCCTGGAGAACCCCATCTTCGCCCATATTGATCCAGACTTCCGCGGCTGGCAGGCCACGCGAAGTGTTGGTTACCAGTCATTCACCTCCTTCTATGGCAAGGTCCTCGACGGCGAGGCCTTCAGTGCCGAGACTCGCGCGGAACACAAGCAAAGCTTGGTGTGGATTGGTGAGGCCCTCGACCGGAGAGCCGCTGGCGACCCGTCGTGGCGCACGGTCCGTGACAATGCTGTGGCCCGCTTCTCCCGCATGGTCCAGGACGATGCCTTCAACCAGGTAGACAACGTGAAGAAGTGGAATGATGCCTATGGCAAGACCCTGGGGTCCTACGACTGGGTACCGGACGAGCCCTCCCCTCTCTTCGATGAGCAGGGGAATGCCAACCCAAACGCCACACAAGTTTGGGTCCGCAACGTAGCCGATGGTGATACCATCCATGTAGCCTTCAACGCTCCAGGGATCGGCGGTGCCCAGCAGGTCACCTCTGTCCGTCTGCTCGGCTGGAACGCCCAAGAGCTTGGACAGGGTGGTGAGGCAGAGAGGGACAACCTCGAAGCAGCGATATCAAGCGCCATCGACAGAGGCCTCCCTATCGCTATCGTCCGTGACCCCGAGCGGTATGGACACACAGACATGTACGGACGTGTATTTGGATGGCTTTACATTGGTGAAGATGTGTGGTATAATCCTGACACCATGATACCGAGGAAGAACTAATGGGATTACCAGACCTACCAGCCGATGACACTGGCGCAGCAGGGGCAGAAGAAGAACGCGAACCTAGCCTGGGTGAAGCCTTTGACTGGCAGACCCAGTTCCGGAAGGACATGGTGACCCAAGCAGAGTCCTGGGCCAGCAAGTTCGGTGTGCCTAAGTTCATTGTGGATGCTCTCGTTCGTGACAATATCGACGCCGCCACCGGCTACATGATTGACCAACAGAAGCAGAGAGGTACCGCCTACGGCTACATCCCCGAGGGTGACCCCTCCAGGGACTCCTTCGACTTCAATGAGTACAACCGTATGTGGCAGGATGGCCTGAACTTCTTCACCATGCGGACAGGTTACGACTTCGCTGGGATTGGTAAGCCCAGGGGAGGCTCTGGCAGCGGCAGGCCGACAGCTGCACAGCTGCGGAACATGTTCGATATTGACCAGCTGACTGAAGACGCCAGCAAGATGTGGGGAGCATACCTCCTCGAAGACAGCAAGGATGCACGCAGCATCGCAAACGAATACGTGGATGCCATTGTGGCCTCTGGTGGTCAGCAGGAGCTCGACTACCAGACTTTCGTACTTAACAAGATCAGAGCTACAAACCGCCATAGCCTACTCTATCAGAACAAACCGGAGGGGATGGATGAACTTCAATACGTGGCACCTTATGCACAAGCGGCGACGTCTGTTATCGGCGGTGGCGGTCAGGCCGGAAGAACTGCTAACGACGTGGCTGCCAGTGGTGCTGCTCTCGGTGCTTCATCTAGCGCTTTCTCTAGCAGACTGGCTCGTACACCGGAGCATCAACAGTCGCAAGGATTCATAAACGGTTTGGAGCAACGAGTACGTGACGTCAAGAACGTCCTGAGAGGATAACACTATGGCAACGGAAATCAGCACAGAACTTCAGAACATCATTGACTTCGTCAAGAAAACTTGGGGCATCACCGTTGATCCAGCTAGGGCCGCTGGCTGGCAGGATGAACTGAACGCCGGTGACAGTCGTGACCTATCTGCGTTGCGCGCTGACATCTTCGAGCACGTCGTGGGCATGGACAAGGTTGAGGCGTGGGTCATAGCCCAATGGGAAGAGTCGGGTGTGCCAATGACGGCTGGTAGTGACGAGAGCTGGGAGGCTCGTGTCACCCGTATGGCCATGGAGCTCTCGACCGGCACACGCCAGTTCAATACGTTCCAGTCAGAGGTCAAGGCTGCCGGCGGCATTGACGACTCATCCGGTATAGACACCACGGATACTGATCCACCTCCGCCGCCCACCCCAGGTATAGGTAAGGACGTCAAAATCCTGGTTGGCAAGGACATGAAGTGGTACTACGATCAGACCACGGGGAACTGGTATGTCGCCTACAAGCTGCCTGGTTCCGAGCGCTACATGGTGTTTGAGGCCAACGGCTCAGAGATGGACGCCATCTTTGGTGAGGGCCAACGCCCCACCAGTTACGAGCCTATGTCCTTCGGTGATATCACTCAACAGGAAGGCTTCACGTTCGGTGGTAACATCATGGACGTGGAGGGGGACGGTACCTTCGAGGGTGAAGTTGAGCGTGTGATCGCTCTGGCCCTTGACGAAGGCATCCTCCCTGACTGGGCACAGGAAAGCGATGCGGTCCTGGACCTCCTCTACATCGCCCATGCCGAGGGCAAGCCCACCGACTGGCTCATTGAGAACCTGGCCATGCTCCCCGAGTTCAAGGCACGCTTCCCAGGCATCGAAGCCTTCGAGGCTACTGGCCTCAACATTATCGAAAGCGTCGAGTCCTTCCTGGAGTTGGAGTCCGGCGTCAAGAAGCTCATCCTCGCTGACGGAGGTGACCCCGCCTCTGTGACCCCTGACATGATTGGAGACCTTGTTGCCCAGGGACATAGCCTCACGGACGTATCGACGGTGTTCGACATCTTCGACCGCCTGGAGTCACACGCCGGAGCCCTTGAGGCCTTCAACGAGGTACTTGTGGCCAACGGCATGGACCCCCTTGATGCGGACGATGCCTTTGAGTTCATGGCAGGTAACGCCCCGCAGGAGGTCTACGACCTCTGGGAGCAGTCCTCTCTACACCAGGCAGCTATCGAGTCCGGCTTGGACATCGGTGTTGAAGGTGCGATTGACCTAGCCAAACGGACTGAAGGCCTTACGTCCTACGCCGGAGCTATGGAGGGGCTGACTAACGCAGCCACCAACATCCTCCGCTTCCGTGGGGAGATTGGCCTAGATCGGTTTGGCCTCAACGAGCAGGACCTGATTGACCTGAGCCTTGGACTGGCTCCGTCCTCGGGTGCTTCGCAGGCTGACATCGGACGCAACATGGAGCGCGCATTCGGCGCTGCCAAGGCCAAGCGAGACCGCGCCAGAGTCAACCCATTCAAGCGATTCACTGATGAGGGTGTGCCACAATCGGCCAGCCTCTCGGGTCTCCGCTCACAAAGCAGTTGACAATAGTGGAAATATCTGCTATACTACAATCTACTCGTACGGGAGCCGAGCCCGTACCTCGCCCGCAAGGGGAGAGCGTCGGCAGTCATAAGAGAAACCCCGCCATCCGTCCCTCGAAGATGGTCGTAGCGTAAGAGGAGAACTAGCGCATATGAGTGACGAGAATACAGGAGCACCAAAGGAGCTCAGAGAAGCATTGGATAGGGCAAACGAGAACCTGGCCGAACAGACGACGCGGGCTGATGCAGCGGAAACAAACCTCCGTGTATTGCAGGCAACCACGACGTTCAAGGAAGCCAACCTCAACCCTAAGCATGCCGATCTATTCCTTAAGACCAACCCCGAAGCAGAGGCCACAGCCGAATCGGTTGCAGCCTTCGCAGAAGAGTACGGTCTATCTCCCACCGAAGCCCCAGTAACGCCCGCAGAGGCAACCCCTCCAGCGGACACAGGACTGGGAGGCCTAGGAGGAGCAGCAGGTTCGCCGCAAGGTGGTTCCGCACCAGCCGCACAGCCGAAGATGTCCCCAGAGGACTTCAGCAAATTGCTTGAAGAGAACCCTCAGGAGGCAGCCAAGGCATATGTGGAAGGTCGAGCACCACGCAACGACGACAACGTGCAAGCTGCTGAACTCGTCAAGAAAGGAATAATCGACCACTAACACGAGGTACTAAATAATGGCTGCCGTTGACTTCGGCACAAACCCGTCAACCACTACCACCTACAATGATACCGTTTACTCGGCCATCATTGCAGATATGGTGCTTGACGCCCTCATGGCTACAGTCGTGACCCCGCCCCTCCTTAAGAACTTTGACCTGAGCAATCAGCCGTCGAAGTCTGTTGACGTACCAAAGGCTGACAAGTTCACCGCTGCGGCCGTCAATGAAGGAACCGAACTCGCTAACACCGCACTCACGACCGCAAAGGTCACGGGTACGGCTGGTGAGGTTGGTATCATGGCTACTGTCACTGACGTCCTTGAGGTATCAGACATTCCGGCCGCGCACGGAGCACGACTCCGCCAGCTCGGTCGATCCATAGCAGACAAGATTGACGTAGACATTACGGCCCTCTTTGCATCCTTCTCCAGCACCGTAGGAACCACAACTGTGGACCTTACACTGGCGAACATCCTCGAAGCGATTTACACGCTTGAGGTTGCAAATGCACCGAAGCCATATGTTGGCGTCCTTCACCCAATTCAGATTAGCGACATGAGAACCGCTCTGGAAACGAACGCGAACTCGCCGTTCCAGTCCCAGGGTATTCGCGCAGGTACGAACGAACTAGGCCCAGCAGGCAACGGCTTTGCTGGCGAATGGTTCGGGCTGCCAATCTACTTCTCCACCAACGTCCCAACGGCTAACGCCGCAGCGGACCGTGCCGGTGGTATCTTCTCAGCGAACTACGCGCTGGGTATGGTCAAGAAGTGGAGCTCGAAGATCGTTCCCATGTACTGGCCGCCTATCCGCGGCTGGGTCCTGACAGCTACCGCCAACTACGGCGTCTTTGAAATCGAAGACTCCGCTGGTGTTGCTCTCATTACAGACGCGTAATCAGGAGGTTCTAACACATGGCAAGAATCCTAGATCGTAGCCGGAAGAGCTCAAGCGCAGGAGGCCACAAGGTCGCCGCTATTGCGTACGACTCATCCGGTGTATCAGGGGAGACTTCAGATGTGTCGGATGTCCTGTTTGAGTATGCAGAGGCTTCGGAGATCGGTACCCCCGAACTTCATCAGTACTCTGAAGCAGCAGATGGCACGACCGCCGAGATTCTGACTGTACCCTCGGGTGCAGCTTGGCGTCTCGTCGGTCTCGTCCATCAGCAAACGAACAGTGGCGATGTAGCTACTCGCACGGTGACAGTGTCAACGCGGACAGCCGCAGACGCTGACATCGAGGTCCTCTCCAGTGCCACTTCTGTGGCCTCGGCGGAGACTGAGTACTCATTCCTGTTCGGCTCCTACTCTAGGGTAGGTGGCACTGCTGGTGTCAAGGCTCAAGGCACACTCACGATTGCAGAACCCGTAACCGACACCGATCCTATGGTCATCAATGGGACGACGTTTACGTTCGTCGCAGCCCTCACGGGTGCAGCGAACGAAATCTTCATTGGCGCTTCGGAGGCAGCTACCAAGCTTGCCTGCAACGCAGCCTTTGTGGACCGCGACAATGGTGGAGTTCTCCACTCAGTCTCGGACGCTGTCTACACGGCCCTAGGCGTCACGGCGATTGACTTCGCTACTGACGACATGGTGTTTACAGCAGTGGACGAAGGCACGTACGGCAACTCGATTGCTACTACAGAGACCTTCACGCACGGCTCGAACGTGTTCGATGCGGCAACGCTCGGCACGACGACAGCTGGTGTGGACCACGCTGGAACTATCTCGGCACTGGACTTCCCTGGAGACAGTGGCCCTCTCCTGACGGCTGGCGAAGATGTAGAAATCCTCGTCACCAACGGGCAGACGGCTGATGACTTCAAGGGTTATCTGTTCGTGATTGCGCTTACGCAAGACCCGACAACCTAACAATCTGAGGGGGGGCTGCCGTTCATTCAGTAACGCAGTTATGGGACGAGAGCAGTCCCCCCCTCAATAAGGAGACACAATGAAAACCTGGAAAGAAAAGACGATTGACGGAGTGAAGGGCATAGTCCTCCGCGACGTAGATCGCGAACTTTATGAGCTCCCCGACTCCGCATTTGGCGCAGAGGTGGAGCATGACCACGATGGCAAGCCCATCAAGGTTGAACTAGCGGAGAAGAGGTTTCTGCCTTTCGCACCCGCTGGTGCCCGTGTTGAGGCCAAGCGTCTCTACACTGTCAAGGCAGAAAAGACAGACGGCACTGTGGTCCAGATACCTCTGGAGCCGCAGATCAACAACAACATCGCAGCACCCGACATGTTCATCGGGCTTCAGTTCTACACCCGTAAGGGATACAATGTGTTCTTCGACTTGGAGACCGGCGTATCAGCACACTGCCCCACCTGGGGTTGTTGGGCCAAGTGGGACCCGAAGTATGAGGGCTTCTGCACGGAAGCCCATTATCAGATCACTGTTCCCACCAAGAGTGAGGGCCAGTTTGGTCAGAACACCACGACGTCGCGGACCTGGGGCTAATGGGCTCCCTGTCCTTTGAGGTCCAGAAGCGCCTAGAATCGGGCGACTTCGGAGAAGACCTCGGTGACGGCTTCCATATGGCAGACCTGGGGAGGGAAGCACCTTCCCCAGGCTCTGCTATTACGGCGGCACCCGTCTCACGCACAGCACCCAAGACCAGGGCCGAGCGAGAGAAGCTCGCCAGGAGCTACGCTGACCGCCTCATGCAGAACTACATGAAGCCCGAGGCCCTGAACGACCACAACGTACTCAACCCCATCCGCGATGGCATTCCTCAGTGTAGCGAGCACCCGTTTGAAGCGGATGACGACACGAAGTTCGGGTGCATCCACGGCTGCGGGAACAACGAGCGCCAAGGCACAGCCGGAGTTCTGCCAGTAGCCCGAGAGGGCACGGTATCCGACGTGTGGCGCTGGGTGAACGCGCTGGTCAATCTAGCCATCTCACGACACGACAAACGCGCGGGCATCATAGGCTCCGCATGAGGTAATTCATGGCCGTCACAGCAGCATCTCTCAGAGCGAGTATCCGTATGTCGGTAGAAGGGGCAGAGCCTCGGAACCGCCCATACCAGACTCCTCTGACCAACGCCCCAGGTGGCGCGGGCACTACGTTCTCTGTCGGAGACGGTGATGCCTTCCAGGTTGGTGATCTTGTTCAGACAGTGGCTGGCGAGCTTGCGCTAGTGACGGCCATTTCCACAAACGACCTCATCGTGTCACGAGCTCAAGGCACGATCAGTGCTGAGACGCTCGGGTCCGGTGACGTCATCAAGAAGAACCCACGCTTCACCATCGAGCAGATGGACGAGGCTGTGGACCAGATACTC